TTCTCAAGCTCGCCGACGCCGAGCGCCCCGGTAATGGCCAGAAACTTTCGCGCGTGGCTGCGAACGTGTAGGAACTGCGCCGTGCGTATCCGGTTTTTCTGCAATTGCTGGTCTTCGGCCAACCGCATAATCCCCATGCCGTAATGGGCGTTGGGTATCCTGATAAAGTCAATTTGGGTGTAGGGAAAACCGTCCAGGTAGTCGTATGGCCAATCTTCCTCGACCAGCGGATGAGGCAGACCTTCGGCGTAAACGTACCGCTTTCTGTATTTCTTATCCCAGATTTCCCACAGGGCGACTAAATGATCCTCGGGCGTGGACTGGTCCAGCTTCGTGCCCCAGGGCGGCGTGCCCAGGCCTACACCCTCATATCCGGCGCGCTGGGCGAGGGTATAGATACCGGTATTGATCATGTCGAGCGACGAACGCTTATAGGTTGAATTGGCCAACACGTCGTCATAGGTGGCGAAACAGCACTCAGCCACCCAGCGGGCTGTTTTCAGCGTTCCGTCGCGCGCTGACAGGTCTTTCAGGAAAAAGCGCGGGTCAACACGTTCAATATAAGCCGCGTCTTTGCGGATATAGTCCCGGTATTCAATTTCGCCGTCGCCCTTGCGCCGCGCTTCATCTACCTCGACCGTGTAGCCGGTCTTTCCGATCCCGTGGCCGATAACCACAACGTCCTGGACGATCGCTTTGCACTCTTCAGTCATACCGCGTTCAGTCCATTCATAGTTCAGCAAACCCTGTTGGACGGTGGCGCTTTCAATGTCTTTTTCTTCGCGCGCTTTGACCCTGAACTTGATCTGCCCATTTATCAGGAACGGCATATAGGACAGGGCGATACTGCCGGTTATATTGACCGTGGCCGTGTTGCGGGCGTTGTCACTGGCTAATTGACTGGCTTCTAAGCCGCGTTCCATCCACTGTTCGCCCTCGAACCACATGTAATACCGCTTCCAGTCGTTCAGACCGTTTCTCATTGCCAGGCGCAGCTGCTGAGTCTTGGATATCCTGGCAAGCCATATCTTGCCGTCGCGCTCGCCGTCGCCCGTTTCCTGGACGTATGGCGCCTTGCCGATCATTACCGGCGCTTTTACGGTCTTTCCTGGTTCATTTCCCTCATATTTCTTGAGAGGTTTCTGTACTGGTTGTCTTTTACGTGGCATTCTCTTCCACCATCAGGCTTTCTCTGTCCTGTATCCTATTTGTAGCCAAATATTCCCGGTTTACGCCTCTCAGCGTGCCTCTTAGCCGCCCAGCCAAATGAACCCTTCGGCGGCGCCGGCGCGCCCACGCCATACAAATGAATTTTCGTGGACAGGTGGCCGGCGATCAGCGCGGCGGAAACGAAGTCGTCGTTTTCGCCGGTCGGCGCCGAAAATTCGCCGTTTTCAAGCTCGACGTAGTGTTGTAGTTGATCTATCCCGATCGGCGGCTGATCGCCCATAGTCCGAAACAGGATTTCGTGTTTAAGAATTAGCTCTTGCAGCCGCGCGATCTCTGTCGATTTGCGCGTATCCGTCGTCGCGTATCCCGGCTTCTGAGACGCTTTCTTATCGTAGGGGTCAAAGCGGTAATAAAGCCGGGGGTAATGAAACTCTCGCGCCAGTTTCAGGTTTACCGCATAGCCGCCCCGTTCGTTGTCCTCGACCCCGATAAGCGCGGTATTGAAGACAATTCCCAGGTAATAGACCAGTTCGGCAAACCTGTCCGGCGTGATAATGGCCGCGAAGGACGCCACTTCTTCCAGGTCCGGCACGGCCAGCACAACCAGCGCGCTTGGGTCGCCGCTGTTCGGTATGCCCATTGCCGGATCAACGCCCATTACATACGCCTGCCCCGTTTCAGGCGTTTTGAAGACTCTCAGCGCGCCGAATGGGTCGGCTTTAAACTTGGCGTTCGGATCGGTAATTTCAGGATTGTGGAAGTAGGCGAAGCGCTGCGGCGCGATACCCTCTTCGACAACCGCTTTCCGCATTAACTCTAGTGATCCGCTGTCAAAAACGTTCTTGCCCTTCGCGGCAAAAGCGTGGCCTGGCGTGGTCGGATACTCACAGCGGAAAGTGTGTAGGTCGCCGTGGCATTCTTTACTGATCGTGTACCGGCGCCAGTTCAGCCGCGCCTCGACCTCTTTTGCCAGCCATTCTTCGCCGCCCTCGGCGTATTCGTCGGCATACCAGATAAGCAGCGCAGACCTGATAAGCCGCGCCTCTTCCAGTTCATTGCCGAACCGCGTCGGGTGGCCGGCTTCTTCGTCAGTACCGCACAGGTCACCTAACGGCCGTTCCCGGTCGCGCCGGTATTCGTCAAAAGCCACCCAGGGTATAAATATCTTTCTGTAGCCGTCATCAGGATCGTCCCACAGGCGTTTGGCCTCATTGTGACCCTTTGCCGTTGACTCTCTGACCACCACAGTGCCCGGCAATTGCGGGATCGTGGCGTTGAGCGCGCCCATTTGGGCTTTAATGTCTATGCCCAGGTTTGGCCATATGGCGAATTCGGATAGTAAAACCATATGGTAGTTGTCCGACCGTCCCAGCTCTTCACGTCCCGCCGTGGCAAAGATCACCCGGCTGTTTAAGCCCACGCCCTCGCCCGCCTGCCGGCTTGTGGTCTTATTGCCGAAATGAACCACGTCGCGTCTGTCTAAGATCGTGGGACTTCGCAAAAGTTCGTGGCTTTCGTGGTGTATCGCCCGAAAACGGCCGTTAAATGTGGTGACTGAGGACTCGTCGTGCGTGGCAATTAGCGCATTCCGATTCGGCCGAAGTCCTGTCAACCAATAGAAAAGCGCCAAAAAGAATGTCGAACAACCCATTTGCCGGGCTTTGATAATGTACCAGCGGATCGGCTTGCCGGCCTGCAGGTCTTCCAGGAACCAGCGCCACAGCATTCTCTGAACCCTGTTGAAGACCAGGTTCACCCGCTTGCCGCCCTTGCCTGTGATCCAGATATTGGCCGCACAGAAGACCGGAAAGTCATAGCCGGTAATTCGCGTGTAATGTTCCCGAATGTATTTCTCAGGGTGCCGCTGCCATCGGCGCGCCTCGGCCATTACGCGCGCGGGATCGGGCGACGCCAGCGCTAATAGCTTCGCGTCTATAAAAGTCTCTTCAGCCGATCTATTTGTCTGTGCCGCCGTCTTCAACTTCTTCCTCTAAGTCAACGTCGCCCTCGATCACCTGACCGTGGATTTCAAACAGGTCCGCAAGCGGTTCCGGCTTTTGCTGCGCCCGCATTTCTTCAAATGAAAGTTTGACTTCAACCGACGGCCCGGATTTCAGGTCGCCGCTGATCTTGCCTAACATCTGGATGGCGCCCAGCGCCGTTTTGTCGTCGGGACTTTCAAGCATGCCGCCCAGCCGCGACATGCCAGGACCGTGAAACAGCGCCGTGGCCCGCGCCCGCGTCTCTCGGCGCATTTGCGCCAACACCTCGCGTTCGTCCACCTGATCTATCTGCTGGTCTGGACGCTTTTCAAGCGCCTGGTTGTCGTCCATTAGTCTGTGTCCACGGTAATGACGTAACTCTTTTCAATACGCACATTGAGAGCTTTCAAAAGTTTTGGCCCCGCCGTCTGAATTCGCCTCACAACACGGCTCAAATCCGTAGGATCAACACCCCAAATTCGCGCCATTTTAGAAATTCCACCCCAGCCTCTGGTAAGTCCCTCTAAATGCGCATGGAACTGTTCTTCGGATAGCCTGAGTTCAATGCCCGGCGCACTGCCGTTTCCCTCTGCCGGACTGGCAATTTCCGCTGTGCCATTGCTGGTATTTTGTCTCATTTCTGCAACCACGGCCCGAAGTGTCACAAATAGTGACACTCAAGTCAAGCGGTTTTTACTAATTGTGGAAAGAATGGCCTATAGACGTGCTATACTTCGCACGCTATGAAACAACACGGCTGGGAATACAGATTAGTTATGGTCTCGATCAGCGCCTGCGCCATTCTCAATGGCCTCGCTCTAATTATTCTCATTGCCGCTATGATCGCCTGGGGGTTTAAATGAATAGACGCAACTTCATCAAACTAGCAGCCGCAGCCGGCGCATTCGCTATGTCGCCATTCAAGCCCAAAGCGCCGCCACCCAAGGTCATAGCCGCCCGCTTTGACGACCTGTTTGCCCCCCTGCGCGGCAAGTCGTTCTGGATCTCTACCACGATCCGTCCTAAAGAATGGTACGCCAGCATAGGATCAGCCGAAGCTGAAGCCGTCTATGGACCAGAACACAGTATGGGCAACCTCGCCCGTACCCTAATTAAAGAGTCGTATTGACTTATCTCTGTCCCATTAGTAACATGATATCCCCGCCTCTACGTCTACTCTATTAGATACCGATAGACTCTCTTTAAACACCCGGGCCCACAACAAGCCCACTCACCCTTTACCCTGCACCACCCTATAGAAATTTTCTGGGAGGGATTTTAGAGGATGCCGGTCTGATAGCGGCAGCCTGGGTCAATTGGTGGCCCTGGCCTATGGCCGATCTGGCAGGTCGTAACGTTATTAACGTTGCGCCAGGCGCGCTGGTTAACAGTTAACCCTGGCCTGGTATACCACAACATATTGTGGGCATGGTCTGGTGTGACAGGGTAGAGTATGGCGGGGTTAAGCCTGGCTGTGGGGTTAAGCTATTAGATACAACACTTAGCCAATGGTAAACAAAACATACCGCGAGTCCGATAATTATTACTTATGTAACGGATCTGGGTGATCCGACCTGGCTGAGGATCACATTCGCAGCCGAGGATCGGCGAAACGCGGCAAAATTCACGGATATACGCCGAATTGTCGAGCGAGAGGAATGCGCGCAGCATTTAAGCGATTACGGATAAAAGCTGGGTGGGCAAAGCGTTTGGGGGCTTAATAGCAATTGGTGTAGGTAAAATTACCGATCCGATTGCTAACGCAGTTGATACGATTAGTATTAGCTTGCTGGACGTTGTGGCTAAAAGCGCCAAAGGCAGCAGCAAACCTATCGAGTTTGGATGGTTTGGACTGTTTAGCGGCGGCAGCTTGCTGTTCGGCGGCAAACTTGGCGAATTCACCCAATAAAAACTTGGAAGAGTCCTGTGCGCCATTCTGGTAACCGAGACGCATAGTTGCGGCCATGACCTGGGTGAGGTGCAGTTTAATGGCTTCCTGTTCTTCGGTCGACAGTTTAGCTGCGACCTGTGGATCAGGAATGAATGTTTTGATATCAGTGTCTTTGGCGATCTGTTGAAGTGTTTTGACTGGCTGATCGGGCTGTTGAGCGACTACGGTAACAGTCAGAGCTGTTAAGAGCGAAATGGCCAATATAGTGTGTTTCATATTGATCTCCTGGGTTGATATTCGAGCGGGCGGACATTAGCACGTAATATTGTGTTTAGCCAAATAAAATTCAACTGGGCGCATAAAAGAAAGACTAGCCCAGTTTAAGTGCTCAGCTACTCATTTAGCCTCTATCACTATCTTGCGCCTATTGCGGATCGGTTCAACCCGTTCGGACCGAAGGACCGACTGGATGACCTCTGACGACCGAAAAACGTTCAGACGAGGGTTTTTAAGGTTTGCCTGGGACATTACGCGTCGGCGCAAATTGTTGAGGGCGCTGGTCTGCTGATCCTCGTCGAGGCGCTGAAAGCGCGAGTTGTTAATCAATTCGTGTCCATATTGGTTGATCCATTGTTGGACGCGCTGGGCGCGAGCTGTTTGGGTTTTTTCGGTGTCGCCGGGGATCGTGGGGACAGTGTCAAATTTCAGGCCGTGTTTTTCGAATTCTTTGCCCAGTTGCGGCGTTATTTCAACGGCCCCAGGCTGCTGGTAGTTCTGATAACCGATTCCTACAGCGCCAGGCGCGCTGTAGATAAGACCTGGGAAGCCCTCTTGCTGGTAGGCCTCCACGAAGTCGGCGATCTGCATAGGCACGACCACGCTGGCAGCTGCGCGA